CTGGGATTTCCCAGCACCAACATAGTTGGTTCCGATTGAATAACACTTAGGAGAATTGTATGACACCTTACAGCACAGTTGTAATGACTTCCATGATACCGGTTAAGGATATTAATGTCTTAGATGACACTTATAAACCAACCGATATTTCTAAATTAATTGGAGAGAAACCATGTTTCCCTACAAATAGATGGAATCTAGACAAGACATTTTGGACGATTGAGCAGAAAATTATTTTTCCTCAACCGGACTATGTGCCCCCGCCTAGTAAATCTAATATGCATTACCCTGAAACATTCAGGTCATGGCATAGAAGACCTCCCATTGGCAAGAAATTCTCTGCCATCAGAAAGGATCGTGATATAAAAATGACAACCTATTCGGTTGGAACTATTAGATCATTTAACTTTTTGATGAAAGATGTAAGGGTAGACGAGATGACCCCGCGGGGTTCTTATCGAGGTTATCAGAAGAGCCTATCGAGTTCAGATCCATATTATGGATCTTGGACTCCGACGCCCTCAACGGGTAGTTCCTGGTCGGTTGACCATACTACTTCTTGGGTCGGCAGACCTCCAAAAGGTTGTGCCAGCTCTGGTTATCGATATTACTCACATTCAGTTCCATGGTTAAGGTCAAATTTAAAACCTTACCAAAAAACCACTTTTAATTTTAATGGTACGTACTTGCCTGACATTCCTTTTCAGAATGAATTCCAAGAGCCTCAGACTGACCGATATATTCAAACGGTTATTGCTGATAGTACTATTAAATTAAGATCTGATTTAGATGTTCTGACGAATATTGCAGAACTTCCTAAGTCTTTAAAGACCCTAAAGGATCTTTATGAGGATTTGGGTGTGTATACTAAGCGTATCATGTCTGAAATAAAGAAATCGAACCCTAAAGCTAAAAACTTTAAGGATCTATCTAATGAACTTCAAAATAAATGGATGGAGTACCGATACGGCATAATGCCTATGGTCTATACTATCCAGGATATTGAGAAGACAATTAGAAATCAATTCATTTCTTTCAAAACAGGACGTTCAGTTATCTCTGTGGATTTGGCTAAGAAGCCTCCTCTTCTCATCAACAGACTTGCTCATCGCGAGGCTTTTGATGTTGTTGAGGGTAGTTTAACTATTAAAGCGACTTGCAAAGCAAAGTTCACTAATTCTCTTTCTTCGGCCCTTTATACTATTCAAGTTAATCCATTTGTTACGGGGTGGGAATTACTCCCACTCAGTTTCGTTGTGGATTGGTTTATTAATATAGGGGACGTAATATCTCATAATACTAGTAGCTTAGCTCTTAGTATTTTTGATATTGCAGAAGAAAAAGGGTGTTATTCCCTGCGTTATCAGTATAGGCTTTCTAAATATGTAATGACTGAAGACTCAATTTATCTAGATAATAAACTAGTAAAAAGTACTTTGACGCCATCTCTTTGCGAGACGCGTTATGTCAACACATATGAAAGAAAGACTTTTGACCCGAAGGATCTTGTTCTTCCTCAATGGCAATCCGATATTTATTCGGATTGGAGGAGGATTATTGATTCTTTAATAATTTCAAAAAACACTTTCAAATCTAGCTTAAGGAGCTAAAAATGGCAAATGCCCTAAAATTATATACGTCAGACTCTAATGGAGTAACGTATGCTGATCCACTGGATCCAAGTTATCAAGTAAGATTCAAATTTTCTAGTAATAGAAAGAATCTGAACGGTACTCAGGTTGATAATCACATTACTGAAATTATCTATTCTGATTTATCTTGTGTATTAGACGCTTGTAACCCCTCTTTAAATAAGAGCATGGACACATTGTCGGTAAGATTAAGAATTAGTGGCTCTACTGTTTCAGTGAGCGCGTTAAAATTGATTATAGCTGATATGGCTGCTCAAGTTAACACTTGGGCTGGCGAGGACATTTTAATTGGTTTTAGACCAGTTACTGTTCCTACTAGAACAACTGTTTGAATTAATTTTATTGATTCTCAACAATTCGGTCCCATTTGATTGGGGCCTCTTTTTCGAAAATTATAAAATAACTCAAAGGTAGTTCATGCAAGCATATCAAGACATCATCAATGTGTATAATAAGGTACTTTCGACTTTTGACTTTGGTTTAAATCCAGAGATGTCGTTTTCCGAAAGGTTCGCTATCGAGCGATTCCATAAGAAATATCAAGTGCCCAGTGATTCGTCTGAAGAAATTCTCCACTCAAATTGTTTGAGTGAGTACCTTTCTTTTGATAGTTCACTTCATACTAATCGTAATTTTACTTATAGTAAAGAAATGTATCTTATCCGAAGAGACTTACACAGTGCTCTAAGGACTTTCAAGCTTGGAGACTATTCATTCCCACAAGGGAGTGAGTTTTTTCCGACTAAGGGCTTAAATAGCGTGGAATCACGTCTATGTAGAAGCACTTGGTCTACGTCTTATAATAATTTTGAACTATACGCTCGAACAGTGTATAATGACAGAGCATTACGACGTTCTGCTAAAAAGCGATATATAAGGTCGATCAGAGCCAAAGGTTTATACCAAAGGCGTCGTGAGATTGATTTATTACTTTATAATAAATATAAAGTTGATAATGATTTTTCTTTTCTGATTTTTAGACAGAAACTAAAAATGATCACTGAGTTTACTCAGGGGTCACGTTTTACGACTGTGCCTAAGAATAATGAGAAACGACGTCCGATTAATATAGAGCCTTTTGGGAATATATTAACTCAGTCGAGAATTGGAGGCGGCATCCGTAAGGTATTACTTGATTATTACAATCAAGACTTAAATATTTTGCAGAATAGACACAGGGAGTTAATCTCCGACATGTGTAACGCTACGATTGATCTTAAAAATGCTAGTGATAGCATTTCTATGGTTTTAGTGGAGTTCCTGTTTCCAGCTTATTTTGTTGAATTGCTGAAAAGTTCTCGTTCACCTACAGTTGATGTAGGAGACGGTGAATTATATGTATTAAATAAAATAAGTTCAATGGGTAATGGGTTTACTTTTGAACTCATGACTCTCATATTGACGTCAGCGTGTAGAGTATTGGACCCTACAGCTTCTGTATATGGCGATGATATTATTATATCACGTTCGTGTACTAGTAAACTTTTCGGTTTACTATCTGAGATGGAATTTGTCGTAAATGAACAAAAATCATTTATTGATGGCCCATTTAGGGAAAGTTGTGGTGGAAACTATCACAGAGTAGAAGGATATGTTATGTCCTTCGATTTTAAATACTGTGAGAATATCCACGATTGTTTGATGGCTTCTAATAAGGCCTTCTTTCTATCACAATATTCTTCTTTCAGACGCTTGTATAAAGCTCTGATACGTGCATTACCTCGCGCCTTGCACGGGGGACCGTGGTCCGATCGTTTAGAAAGGACTCATGGAGTTAATAATCCATTTAATTTTCCAGACTTTTTTATTACCCCGACATATGAAATTAAACATATGGCTAAGTATAAAAACACCATGGATGACTATCAACTTCGTGTTGACGGCGAGATAATCGCATTTAAATACGTTGAAGATTTAAAATCTCCGACATTAAGTACGTTAAACGAATCAAGAAATTGGGCAAAATTGCTCATGTATTGGTACGCTAACGGAAAGTCAAAAGATTTTATAAGTGGAAAAGGCCGCTGGATATCTTACATTCTCGTTAAGTCAGGTGAGAGGACATTACGTCTCCCATCAATTACTTAACTTAGGTGTTATTCAGTTTTTGTAAGCTTTAAGAAAGGTTTTGAAACCGTCTGTCAAAACTTACGCCGTGAACCACGGTTCATAAGAGGCACTCGCAAGAGTGAATCTCAAAAAG